TTCTAAATGATTTGATACCATAGCATACTCCTATTATTTTCTTTTGTCAAGATAAAAGATATGTGATCCTACTCTACCTAACTTAATAAAGGTAGGACTACGTGACCAATGGGGTGACACCTTCCAAGTGTGGTAGTGTGTAGCTCCCATTGTCTGCTCTAACATAACACCTTGTAATATCAGTTCAGATGTATCCATAACTTCTAAGAGGGCATCCAACTCTTTATATTTTTCTGACTTACCATCACAGTAGTAACTGAACTGACATCTATTTTTTATTAAGTTTCCCTTCCATTTTTTAGCTTGGTGTACTACGTCACATACAGTATTAGGATATCTTTTATCCTTAACCCTTTGTAATATAACATTTCCTACAGCTATTTGAGCTACGAATCCTTCTGACCTAGCCTCGTGATAGATAGCTTCTACCATGCATTCAATATCATACTCACTAGCTTTAGATGTATTCATAGTTAAAATAAATGCTATCATAATAACAAACAACATTAACATATAGTATAATATAAATCTCAATGTAACCTCACAATCTTTGTATCATAATTAAGTTCATCTTCTAAACCTAAATGAGATAAGAATTTTATAGCATCTTCTTTTTTCTTAAACTTCTTAACTCTTAACTCTTGTTCGTCTGGTAACACAGATATATTTTCTATATCAAGTGGATCTATATCCTCTTGTATTATTATATATGACATTATACTATAAAAAATAGTAAAGGTGGTACTAATAATATAAATAATATTACTTCCATTTTATATTCCTCCTACATTTTCTCTCATGATATCATTATGATTAAGTTCTGTCCAATAAATTTCTAATGCTTCAGTCTCTTGATGTGCCATGAACTGATGATACTCACCTGCTGGTACGATAGATAGGTCACCTGCATTCAGCCATGTGCTATCCACTAGCTTATAGTCCTTCCATCTCTTAATTTCTAGCTCACCAGAGATAACATAGAAAGCATTGATCTTAGATTGATGAGCATGTTTACTACAGTACCCACCTAACTCTATGTTGATACGGTGTATCTCTACGGCTGGTGATTGTAGCAGTGGGATAGTCTGACCCCATACCTTACCTTCTTTAATCATGCAACTTCTCCTGTTTCTAAATCAACATAAGTTAGCTTAACTTGTGGAGCTTTAGATGTTAATAGATTTTCATTTAATTTTCTTTGATTATCTTTAAGTATTCTATGTATTTTTGTACTATCTTTTCTTCTTGATATAGTTTTACATTCTATAAACTGAACATCTCCTTCCATGTTTACAGCTACAAAATCTATTGGCCCTTGATTAGTTTCATCAAATACATAGTATCCTTTAGATACATAATGTTCCATAGCTCTTAGCTTAGACTGTAAGCCTACCCTATGTTTATAAAAATCACTCATTTTCAGTATCCAATTCAAATTCAGATGAGCCACATACAGGGCAATGCTCTGGTGATTCATCACCTTCATGAGCATAGCCACAGTCTACACAGACATACCATTTAGTCATTCTTTATCTCCTTTAAGTAGTTGTAGTGTACTTGATATTCTCCACTGAGCTTCAGATAATTTATGATAGTCAGACATATACATGTCACCTTCCAACTCATGTAAGTTTCTCACAGGACTAGCAACACATCTATCTAACTCTTTAAACAACTCAAGCATAGTAATATCTTCGTGACCCCACTTAACCATTGTCTTTGGTTGCTTTATCTTTTGCATTATCTTTCTCCTTTTGTTTAAGTTTATAATAAGTATCGGGGTTGTCTACAAATACATCGTGGTTGCACATGATACATGAGATAGGTTCCAACCCATCCCAATGTACACAGCCACAGTTACAGCAAGTCCATCTGCTTGGCATCTACAGGCTCCTTTAGTTTCTCTACTGTTAAGGTGTAAGCATAGTCACCATTGTCACTTACATAATCTTCTATAAACTTATACTCTAAATATAAACCAAGATCAATCAATAGTTCATTAGCTTCTTCTATGCCTACTTCAAATCCTTCTGATTTGTAGCCATGATAGCTCTTGTATCTGTCATTAAATAATATCATTCTCCACTCCTTATTATTGCAAAGTCTACACGAAACCCTAATGTAGCTTCGTCATCCCATGTCTCTTCGATAGACCAGAACTCTCCATGAGGTGCTGTATGTAACCACTCTTCAAAGAGTTCTCTTCTTCTTTCATCACTGTCATCAAGTCTTTCTTCAATCATCTTCTTCCTCCTCTACATAAGCAATCTCTACTGATCTTGGCTCTTCTACTGGGTCAATCCATTCTTTGACATGATCCATTATTTCCCTGTCATCTTCGAACCAGTTAATACATTGATCCATTGCTGATGCCTCATCTTCAGCCTCAACACAATGATTTAATTCAAATATAACAGACCTATAAGTCTTTACATTATATGTCTTCATCTTCTTTCTCCACTTCACTAGTAGTAATTTCCATTCTAGATTGTTTGGCTAGTGTATCCAGAGAATCTGCACAGGCAGAATAAACTTCTTCACTATCAAACACAGCCCACTTTTCCCTATGTATACTTGAAGTTGCATATACTATTACCATAATTTATTCCCTTTCTTTTTCCTTTGGATAGTAAACATCTACTATACTCTCACATTTAGGACAACTTAGGTTAGTAACCATGACATAAAATTCATCATCTATATCTTGGTCACCACCCCAAATCAACTCAGTCTTACAATGCCAACAGTTCATTAGATTCCTTTCGCATTAGATATGGATCATAATCTTTTATGATACCAACAAATTGCATACCTTTGCCCTCAAAATCAGACACATCATAAACAATAATATCACAACTCTTACGTACATATCTTTTTAAATGATCATACATTTCATCAAGTGTATCAAATGCTTTATGCCAATAAACTTTTCCATCATACTTATCAATAGAACATGAGTTATATTTTACTTTTTTGTTCACGCTACTAACAACTCCTTCCATGTGTTAGACTCTATCATCTTACGTACCTTCTCTTCTCTGATAGGCTTAACATTATGTAAGGATGATCCTTGCCTAGTCTGACCATGCGTAGACCACCAAGTTGCAGCATTGTATGCAGACCATAGACTACCAGTATCACTCGTACCATACTTATCATAGTTACCTCGACCATGTAAATGTCTAGACTCTTCATCGAATGTTTTCATAAGATTAGATAGCATAACTTTATTAGCTACTTTCTTTCTGGTCACATTGTCAGTACGTCTAGCTATAGTTTTACTAAACAAATCAATAGCTTGTGGTCTAGTAACCTTAGTGTCATACCAAGTACGCATCTCAGTCATACCTTCACCTACTATAAACTCACCAGCATTTTGTATCTTCTTAGCAAACCCACTAACATTAAAGTTCTTTGTGTGTCTACCATAGATGTAAGCCAGCTTGTCACCACTCACCAAAGTATTATAGCACATAGAACGCCATAGTCCAACCATCATATTGTTAGCCCATGTTCTATTCTGAGATGTCCTAAACTTTAACTCTGGTATAACAGTATCAGTAAGTTTACCTATGCTTTGCTCATGTGCTGGGAACTTAGCAGTAAGTTCTATCCTAGCCCCATCATCGTGAACATTAGTTTGAAACTCAGCATTAGTTAAGTCTAACCCCGACATACCAATAGCTTGCTCAACACTATCTACGATGTCCATGTACTGTACAATCTCATAGTTATCAGAGACTATACCTAATGGTTGCTTAGTATCCTTACGTCTAAGACCAACACCTATGTTGGATGGTACTTTGTATTGTGAATGAGTATGACCTTCCTCACCAAAATGAAAGAGGTTAAACTTCTCAACTTCAAAATCTAATATACTATGATCAAACATTATTATCTTCCTTTCTTTTTTGTTTCATTATCTTAACTACTTCTTTACTTCTTTCTTTTCTTACTAACTCTTTATCATTGGTTAAAGAACCTAGTTCAGCAAACCAACTCTCATGTAAAGTTTTAGTATCTCCTAGTTCTCTATCACTCATGTTTATACCTTTCATATCCTTGTTGAAAGTCTTTTACTTCTTCTTTTATTATATCATCTATTTCTTCTACAGTCATGTCTTCATTGTATGTATCTAGTATACCATCTAAGATATGACCATACCAACTATCATTATCTTTTCTTAAGAAGTCTTTGATTTCTTTAGCTGTATTAATTGTCATCACCTATCCTTTCTCTGCTGTAATCTTAGTTGTGTTACCTTGTTCATATAGAACTATCTCATTACGTACACCATCAGTGGCTGTTACTTCAATGGTGATAGCTTGACCCCAATTAAATTCACTAGTCTTAACTTCTACTTTATCTATGTTATGTATATTAATACTATTCATTACTCATCTCCTGTCCAGTTATAAAATTTATCCATAGCCCAAACTTTTGCATCTTCTTCAGTCATGCCCATGTCTAAGGCTTCTTCGTATAGTTGTAGTAGTCTTTCTTTTATGTCACTCATTAGTCAAAGCACTCCCCTCTAGTATACTTTTCATAGGCTTCCTCTCTTTTGTATTGGTTCCACCACCATGCTGGCATGAGGTTATACTTTCTCTCATAATCATTTGACCATTCAAGATAACTTAATACTTCATACTCATCTTCCATAATAACTCCTATGCTTTAATGTTTATTCTCTTACCTAATCTAAAAGATCTATCAATCTCGTAAGCTAGTATTCTCTTATCTAACTTACGAGTTTTGATATACCTATACCTACGCAATATCTTTAAGGGTCTTCGCATTGTATATCCTCTTAGATAATACTGACACAATAGCTTGCACATGTAAAGCAGAAACTTCTAGTCCACCATTCGGGAATCTTTTATCCCACTTCAAACCAATGAACTCACACCAGTTATCCCATAGATACTCTGACGTTCCTATCTTATTACACATGTCAACATATGCTTGAGCTACTGATAGTTGCTTGTCATATGGTGATGACTTGACTAGTCTAAATGTTTTAGGATCAACATTAAACATAGCCTCATTGTGACAATCAATGCACCCTACCTTACCTATGCATAGCTGTAATATAAATCCAGCCTTACGTGTACCAATGTTAGGTATTGAAAAGAGTGTCACCATTTTCTCTGCGTCAGTCATAGTCTCACTGAAGATTGCTTTATGTAATCTTTTATAATGCCTTCTGATATATTTGTATCCAGCATTTTTATGTGTACTATTCAAACACTTAGCCTTTGCACCATACTTCCTAACATCATTCATGTATCTAAGTATTAGAAAGAATGGTGTTCTAATTGTTACAAGTACAAATATCATAGTCCACATTGTAACAATAGGATAGCTACGGCATAACAACTCTATAGTTTTTTGATCTTGTTTAAACATTATTATTTTCCTTTCGATTCTATTTTATAAATTTCTTCTAGTAAATCTTTTTGTTTAGCTAATTTATTTAGATCATGCTTAGTTTTATTTAGTCCTTTCTTAAACTTCTCAAAGTTAAACTCTGGGTTTTCAAAAGCCTGTAACATAGCTTGCTGAAACTGTTGCTTCTTTCTTGTACTATTTTCTAGTGGTGGATTCTTACCTAAATTTCGTAGGCTGTCAAGCCTTAGTAAAGTAAACTCTATATGCTTATCATCTACAATTCTTAACTTACCTTCTTTATATTCTTGTACAACTGGTTGATTTCTTTGACTAGATTTATTATATATAGCTATCATTACACCTGCTGTTACCTCATACTTTTTCATGTGATCTAAGAAATCTCTATAGATTTTTACACCCATTGATGCAAAGTGTTTAGCATAGTATGGTATTTTCCAAGGTTGATTGTAGCTATTAAGTGCTATCATAAGTCTACTTATATCAATATCATTAGGTAGTATTTGAACTGGTATATCATACCCTAATTCTATCAAGGCTTCAGTCCTATGTTGCCCATCTATTATTAGATACTTACCATTAATATATATAACTTTTATAGGATTAACTTCTACAAAGTTACCTAGTTCTATGATACTTTTTTTCATAGCACTGATACAAGTAGATGTAGTTTTTCTACCTTGTACTGGGTGAGATGAAAGCATATCTCTATTCACATAGGGAATTAGTTTAATCTCACTTACTGTTTTTAAATTATCACTCATAGTTTTTCCTTTTCTTAATGTAAACATTATTGTTTTTAATTTAAGTAGTGTATTATTATTAACACTATCTCTGTTGCTAGTATACTTAATGTTATTGTTAAATCTCTCCTTTCTTTTCTCATGAAATCCCTAGACTTAAGCCAGTTATATGACTCATCATATGATTTATTCATAGTATATAATCCTTCATTAAATATAATATAGTCGCACCTATCACACTGATTAATACTATGTTACTCATGTTGCTATCCAGAATAGAAAACCTATACCAAACATTACTGCTAGTAGTATAAACTCAGCTACTCTCGAACTCCACCAAAACTTATCCATGATTTATCCTTCCTTTTCTATAGTTTCACGATGGCTTTCTAATAGATTATATAATGCTATCTCATATATTTTAGCATCATCGTGTAAGCCTTCATGGTGCAAATCATTTGCTATATCGTATGCTTTTAATACTTCTTTCATTATGTCATAGCTCATTTTATATTTCCTCCACAACTTTACGTATTTCACCAGAAATTAAAGATTTTATCATGGCTAATAAACCATGCTCCTCTATATGAACTAATCCTGCATGGTATCCCGTTTGAAATGGTGTATCAGCAGGATCAAACACAAAACCTTGAATGGCTTCCTCAATATCATAAATTTCACCATCTTCTAAGTCTTGAACACACGCATTTATACCTTCCATAACTTCTTCTATAAAACTTTCTCTCATTGTAATGAAAGACATTTGTTATTCTCCTTTGTTGATTAATAATTTGTGCATAAATATAGAGATAACATATTTATATTATCTCTATCTTAATGAACAAACTATACTGGCTAACAATAGATTACACTTGTTGCCAATCAATTACCTTTTCACCGATAGCAAAGCCAGCATTTTCTATTGCTGTTTCTATATCTTTTGCCTTTTCATATATGTAATCTACTACACCATTGTAAACTATGGTTATTCTATATGTATTTTTCATGGTTTGATTGTCCTATTAATGTTTTAAGTTAGGATATTTCTAGTGAAGGCTATCCTATGACCTACCTATGTCTTAAATTTATAGTCGTTTATAGGTTTAACAGTGTTAAATTATCACTCGACTTTTAATATGTGTATAAAAATAGGGATAGCATTTGCACACTATCCCGCATTTATAAACATACTAGGAAGCTATTTCTAATGCTCTCAATTTTAATGCCTCATAATCACCCTTGGGATTTTCTGGATCTATTTTTTCCATTCGTTTTTTCCCTTGAGATATGTAGTTTTCCCATGCTTCCTTTTCTACTTGTGCTTTTGTTTTTGTAAAAATTTTATCACAATCTTCAGACTTAATTTCTTTATCTCTTGAGCTATACCACTCATTACCTTTTATTTGAGCTTCGTTTAACATATAAGAACGCCCATTTTTACGAGGTTTTTTAAATGCATTCTTTTCTTTATCCCAATTTAACGGGGTAAATAATTGTATCCACATAATACAGTCTGACCTTCTCATTCCACTAGACATTGCATTTACTAGTCTAGTAAATTGTGTATGGTCGCCATTGCCTTTACCTAATGCGTGAACAATACAACCAACTAATGTTAATTGTATTTTATTTTGAACATTAGTAGTAGTCTTGGCAATACTTCCGATATTTCTATTAATTTCTTTTATATCCATTTTGTCAATTCCTTATGTTTATTTTCAATTAAGTATTAACTGATTGTTAATACAATCAAGGGAACTAATTAACCATATATCAGTTAATTAATTCCCTTTGTTCTATTAACAAAAAACTAAAAGAAAATTCATCAATATGACATATGTTAAAACAAATAATTATTTACTTAAAATTATACAGTGATTAACTTTTTTATTTATCTTATTCCCTAACTTAATAGGCGATAATTATTATCTAATGTATATAACAATAATTAAGCACAATAATAATTAGTGAATAGAACACCTTTTATTATCGACTATTTATTATTTTAACTATTAATGAATGGCTATATCTTTAAGTGTATAGCCTTACTTAATCCGAATTTTATGGTATCGAATAAACCGCCATTTTATCACTGTATTAGAGCGTTGTATACTTCCGATATGCGTTAGATGGTCAATACGTCTAAATGAATAGTTAGGAAAACTTTGATCTTAGGAACCCGTCCCTTGATCTTATCTAATCCCTACTAGGTATTACTAGCGTTAAATATTTACTAACATATCTAGATATACAATGGATAAAATATAAATGTCATTACAACATTTACAGTATTAACTTAATGAATTGAGACAACATATAACATTATATTTATTATCGTTAACCGCAAGGAATGCTCGCTTTGTTAGGAATGCGTCCAAGTTAATATTTTTTTAGCTAGTCAAGTTTAATGTCCGATAGCAAGACGTCTTTAATATCTGATAATTGTAAACTCCAAAATTTTCAATACATATCTTATTGCATATTGAAAACATATATACAAGTTTTTTATTATCCTTATAACCTATTGATTTTAATAGATAATAATAATTAAATTAGAATAGTTCTAAATTAATATTGCTAACCTATTGAAAACACTAAACAAAATAATTGAATATAATTGAATTATTTTATTATGTATTAAAATCAATAGGTTAGTAGATATGCAAGTAATGCATAATACTAGGGTAATTATACAATATTTAGTTAATTATTAAAATAACGGTAAAAATGGGAATCCAACCTAAAGCCTTTTAAACTATGCTAGGGTAGCAGTAGTAAAAATATATAGTAGGCATTACTAGAAACTAGCATAGCTCTATGGCTCTAATATCGTCATACAAAGGATTTTAATATCATCAAAATTATAAAAAATATCTAATATAAATCATCAAATCCCATATAATGAGAATGTAATATAATGAGAAAACGGCAGAAATAGGATGGTATTATATATAGATATAACCTTTTGTGAGTATCTACATAGGTTAGGAATCATCATCATATGAGATTTATCTATTTTTGAAAATCCCACATAATGAATTAAGGTATCTTTTAAGATTTTTACAAAATCCCACAATATGGGATTACATAACCCCACCGAAAAAAACCTGCGTGTGTCTGCATTGTATATATAAACTAAGAAGGAGGAAAGTCTACCAAATATAAGGGTCAGGATGATAAACCAATCTGCGGCCTACATAGTAATTAAGAAGTAATTAAGAAGTAACTTCTTAGTTACTATGATATATCTTTATTATAATCTATATTATAATTAAATAAATACTAATTAGTACTTGTGAAACTATATAATATAGTGTATAATATATAGTATGGATAATAATATTAATATAGAAGAAAATTTATTAGAACCCTTCCTAAACTTAAAGGGACTCCTCTCACAAAAAGTTGAATATCAATCAAACGAGAACTTCCTTACGTTTGTTAAGCGAATGGCTCCCTCTATTGTGTCTGACTTCAAGATGGGTAATCACATTAGGGTTATCTCCGACAAGCTTCAGGACTTAGAAGAAGGTAAGATTAAGAGATTGATGGTCTTCCTACCACCACGATCCTCTAAATCAGTGATATGTTCTAAGCTATTCCCTGCATGGTACATAGGTAGACACCCAGAACATGAGATATTGACTGTCTCACACAGTGATCAGTTGTCTTCAGACTTCGGCAGGTCAGTGAGGGACGTTGTAAACACAGAAGAGTTCCAGAAAATCTTCAGAGGAGTGCAGTTAAGGAGTGATGTGAGGGCAGCAGGTAAGTGGAAGACCAACCAAGGTGGTATGTATTACGCTGCTGGAGTGAGATCACAGATAGCAGGTCGTGGAGCGCACATAGCAATCCTTGATGATGTCATGTCTGAGGAGGATTCTTTCTCAGAAGCAGGTAGAAGGTACATCAAAGAGTGGTATCCTGCTGGACTACGTACACGTATCATGCCTAATGGTGCAATAGTTATCATTAATACTCGTTATCACTACGATGACCTGTGTGGTTGGCTACTAAAGCAACAGGAAAACATGGGTGACTACGACATTATCCCTTGGGAGGTCATTAAAATCCCTGCATGGCTGGACGAAGACGCAGCAGATCTACTGGACCTACCTGTTGGTGGTAGTTATTTCC